TTTTTGTCATCATCGGCCTTCTTTTCTTCAACCTTTGGGGGTTCAATTTTCGTGGTCAAGATAGGTGCTACAAGGTATTCAGGACAGGTTTGGGTGAATAAGCATCTGGGCTTTTGGCACTCAGGAAGGTCAAATTTGTCAGGATTCTGGCAAACATAGCGATACCTGTCCTCGCATCCTGCCAACAAGATAACGCAAGCCAATGAAATGACAATTACGCCCCACAAAAATCTATTTTGGCTCATTACGATGCTTCTCCATTTGTTGACGCTCGTACTCTAATTGTTGGCGCAGTCTTTCCATGCGCTCAATCTGCATTTTGCTTTCTTTTTGTGCAGCTAGTGTGTCATAGTAAATGCTTCCTATCAGCGGAAGCAGTAGTACAAAGACCAGCACCATAGCAACTAATGCGACTAGAAACCCCATCTTACCTTTCGATCCATTATTAGAAGGCTGAAGAACAGGACTAGGTAAAGGACGAACACTAAACAAGCTACCCCGTAGATTGCCTTGTCTTGGATTGCGCTGATTACCCTTCTGCGTTGCCATTCAACCTCTCGCTGTTTCTTTTCCTGGGCCAACCTTGCTTCTTCTTGTTCAGCAATGATGATGACCCTCATTTGGTTCACCCTGGTGTACAAGTTCCCCAACTCTGGGGGCGACTGATACACCATAATCTCACGAATTTCTTTAGCTAACTTCTCAAACTGCGTCTTGGCAAGTTCCCTGTTTAGCGCAGACTCCATGATGTTCTGATTTGGGTCATAGACGCTTTTAGACTTTTCTTCTTCTTCTCGAATGTGGTCTGCAAGCTGTTGCTGAACCTTAAAGAACTGCGATAGATTCGCCGCCAAGTCAGAGACAACCTTGTTCTCATCCCAAACCTCTGGTTCAGCTTTCTTTGCTTTGGGAGCAACAACAGGGGCTGTGGAATTGGGCTTTTTCTTCTTGAAAAACCCAAAGAAGCCACCCACTTCTTCAGCAATAGCCGTGACCTCTTTAACAGTCTTTTGGGCTGCGGCAACAGTTCCCTTGACCTCTTTATAGAGTTCACAGCCTTTGCGAATAGCTGCGACACAGCCATTTGCCATTGCCAGAAGGGTAAGAGGGTCAATCTTGCGCTCCTATCGAATAGGTATGTCGCTAACATCAAATTCACCAGCACTAGGCTTTAAAAAATCAGTGTTAGATTCTGCCCCAAGAATATTAGCAATTGGCTCTACAACAATTTTTGTAAATGCTGATGGAGATGTTAACTTTTCTTTTGCTGTAGACAAGAAGGTAATTGCTCTTGCTCCTTTTGGATCTTGTAGAACCTTTGCCAAACTGCGTTGAGATAACATCAATCCTCCAGCAGCAATAGCAGCACTTCCCAGGTTATCTTTCATGTTGTTTTGTTGTTCTGGAGTTAAGGCAAAGTAATATCCAGAAGCAATAGCCGCTGCGGGAGCCAAAACACCAGCACCAGCCCTAACAGTTTGATAAGTAGAAATAGGCAATCCTTTGACATCAACAAGTCCAAGTCTTGCACCATCATTCATTGCTTTAATTGCTTTGTCTTGTGGAGTGCCTGAAAACAACCTATCGTAAGTATTTTTCATGGCTTTGTTTTGCTCTAAATCATTGGCAAACTTAAGCATATTTTCTGGAGTATTAACCATTGCTTCAAGATAACCATAACGCAAGGCATCAACAATTTCATTTGACGGTTTTTTTGCCAAAGTTCCAGCCGAAGCAATAGACTTGTACAAGTCTTTTATTGGTGTTTCATTTCCAGTTTTGAATAAATATCCACCAACTTGTTCTGGATTCAATGTTAAAGCCTGTGTAATTGCATCTGATTGCAATCCTTGAATGCCTTCTCTGTATGTGTTTGTAATTTTTAAATAGTTTTTATATGTTCCAGGATCAAGAGTTGATTTAGCAGATGTATCCATTGCCTCATCAATCTTTTTAATCAATGTAGAAATTGTTCCAGATGCTCTACTGTCTTTCTCTGTTGCAGTTGCAGATGCATACTTGTCACGATTTTCTGCAAGCCATCTTGAGCGAATGTCATGCATATATTGCATATCAACATTTGGGGGCAACATTTTCATTTCGCTCAAAATGCTTCTTTGCCCAGCAGTCAAAGATGCTGGTTGAGTAAGTTGAGCACCAGCCCAAGAATTTAATCCAAATGTAGAAATATTTGATTTTTTATCGGCAAATATTTTGTCGTACTCTGGCTTAACAAGTTTTCCAAGAGAGTCTTGGCCTTGCTTAATGAAGTTTTGCAATATCTCGCCTGACGCATATTGAGATGATGTATTGCTTCTCAATGCTTGCTCAAACTCTGGGCTTTTTACCAAAGATGTAAAAATATCTTTTGATCCAGATTGCAATGCATCGGTTATTTCTTTTTGTTTTTGGTTAAAAATCCCATAAGTAACTGGAGTGTACGAAAGACGATCTAAAACAGACAGCACATTTGAGCCAGTTCTTGCGGACAATGGCAATGATGACCCTTGTTGTTCTAAAAACTTTTGTGCGGCAATGTTTGCATCTGGCGCATCTTTTTGTGTAAAGCCAAGTTTGTCAGCACCAAATCTAAGAACCTTACCAGCGCCTTTTAAAACAAGATTTCCACCCAAATCCCATGCGGCTTCTTCTAATCCAGCTTCAGCAGCAAGAGATACAGATGGTTTTTCCTGCCTAATAGCTTGCTCAAACAGTTCTCCAGCAGCGCCACCAACTCCAGCGCCCAAAGCACTTCCAGCAATCATTCCAGCAGGGCCGCCAACAACGCCCAATAAACCACCACCAATAGCGCCAGCCATGCCACCAATTTCTTGAGCGCCAAGAGCGCCCCTTGGGGCACGATAGTCTGGGCTTAAAACTGATTTAGAGAATTCTTTGTCAGTTTGTTTTTGTTGCAATGCTTTTTCATCTTCAACAACAGCAATGTCTGATACATCAAATAATCCAGCCATGTTAAAGCCCCAATTCTGATTTAAGTTGTTGTATTTGCTCTGATTGCGATTTAGTCATTTGCTTATTTCTTCTTGCAGTAGCAACAAGTCCTTGCAAATTGTTTAGCTTTGTTTGGAAATCAATTCGCTGATCTGCCTCTCTAAATCCTATTGTTGTTGTATTTTTATCTTTGTATTCTTTTGCCTTGTCATATGTATATTTGTTTTCTGCAAGATCTACTCGCAACAAATTAACAAGACGCTGAATTGTGTCTGGTTGCTGTATTGCATTTGGTGCTGTTTTTTCCAAACGATCCAATTCTTTGGCAGCAAGTGAGCCAGGAAAGTTTTTAACCAAAGGAAACACATATCGAACACCCATTGCCTGAATTAGCTGGGTATTTGATGCGGCTTCTTTTAAGTCGCTTCCAATTGGTATTCCAAGAGCAGACAAAGAAGTAACAACACCCTCTTTGCCCTCTGCAAACTTGCCCGTAAAGGCGTTTTGCAATGCTGCCTCAAGGGTTGATAGGTTTCTTAATGAAGATGTTCCAGCGGCAACTGCACTTCCAAGTTTGTTGAAAGTGTCAGCAGAAAATTCACCAGTTTTTTCACCTTCTTTTTTAAGCGCAGGTGCAAGTGCTTGACCAAGAACTCCAAAAGCAGAACTAAGTGCCTGGGTCAGTCCTTCTCCAGCACCAATTTTTTGTATGTTTTGGGTATAAATATCATATAGTTCTTTGTCTTTTACAGGATCAAGAGCAGACCTTTCGTTTAAAAGTTTTCCAAGAGGAGACTTGGCTTCAACTTTATCTGATTTTTCAAGTCTGCTAATTTGTGCTTTTATGCTGTTGTATTCAGGTGTGCCCTCTTGAGTCTTTGCAAGAGCATCTGTTAGCGCTCCAATTTCCCTGGCAATTTGAATTGCATCAGAAACTTTTTCTGGCTTTCCTCTAGTTAGGGCAGTTAACTGATTTTTAACTACATTTATTGCCCGATCTCTTTCTGGAGATGGCTCAAACTTCATTAATTGATCTAGTCTATCGGTTAACTCTGATTCAGCCCTTGCATTGCGTTGTTCAGGAGTCATCTTTTCAGCGGCTCGTTGTTGTGCTAGTGCAACTTCACTAGTTGCTTTACGAGCAAGATTTGAAGCCTCTAGTGCGCCTTGGGTATCTCCAGCCCTTTGCAATGCATTTGCATACTGAGCCAATCCTTCTGGAGTGCTTACATCAAATTGCTTTGCCAGGGCATTCCTCTGGCTATACAAACGCATCCCAGGGTCTTCTACCCCCATTGCAGAGGCAAATGCACCACTTATACCTCTGCCAGCCATGTAATTCTGATAATTACCTCGCTGAAAAGGGTCTAGTTGTGCCAGTGCATATGCTTGTTGACTAGCCGCTTTATCTCTTTGCTCTTGGTACAACTCAGGAGTTACGCCAAATAAACTTCCAACAATATCTGCCATGATTATTTCCTTTATGGTTTAAGACCACCACCACTTATAAACTCTTGAAGTGCCCGTTGGAACTGTGGATCAGTGCCAATTCCCTCGAACAAACTGCCATAAGGGTTATACGATGCAGAAGGTTGAATAGTTCTTGCCGCATTACTTGCCGCAGTAGTAGTCCTTCCACCCAATGCAGTACCCACATCCAATGCGCCAGCACCCATTCCCTCAACAGCACCAGCAGTACTCAACAGAGTCTTAAATGGATCATAGGCAGAAGTCTGACCAGCAGTGTACTTGCCAAGGAACTCGCCACCAGCACCAAGCAATCCCTTGCCAAACAAAACACTCTGTTGACCAGCTTGCTGTGCCCCTGCCGCCAAAGCAGCATCTTGTTGAGCCAATGCGTTGTAGTAGGCTTCCATCTCAGGAGTGGTTGCGCCAAGACCTCTAGCGCCACTAGGACGGGCGCTTGTTGCACCAACAGACAAACCACCACGACCCGTTTGGAACAAGGTATTTTGCAACTGAGATAGTTGACGCTCACGGCTAGGAGCCAGCAAGTCTTGTTGCTTTGCCATGTAGTCAGAGGCAACTTGCTCTGGAGTTTTAGCCAGATAAGATGTACCCAAATCAAACAGGCTTGCAGATGCCTTTTTCAGTGGGTCATACAGGTCTGCAACCTTCTTTGCCTCATCAAGACTCAGGGTTGCACCCGCCATCAACTTATCTTGAATTGCTTTTAACTCTGGAGACAGCGTGTAACCAGCAGTTTTAAGGTTATTGTCAGCATCGTATGTGTAGTCTGTAGTTCCAAACCTAGTGGTCACGCCAACAGGCTTGAACCTCATCGCATCAGCGGCGGCCTTAGCTGCGGCAGTTGCGGTATCAGTAGCCAACTTAGTGCCAAACAAACCAACGCCACCAGCAATCAAACTGGTTGCTGATTTAGCAAGATTAGGATTGTCTTTAAAGAATTTAACAACATCCTTGATCGACAGGCCAGTTCCTTTTGCATAATCCTTGATTGCATCACTTAGAGTTGCTGTATACGCATCAAAGTTTTGATCGTCAGCACCAACAAAGTATTCCCCAGTTACAGGGTCAAGCAGTGCGTATGGATCGCCACCAACAGACTCTAAATTAACATCTGCGCCAGTTCCAGTTTCATCATCCATGGCTTTTACTCCAGTATTTACAGTAGTTTGTGTGGTGTCTATATTGGTTGCGTCTGTTCCAACAATATTTGCAACATCTGTAGCAGGATTTATTACTCCTGAATCTATTGTTATTGGTGCAGTTGTTGTTGTACTAAATCCAGAACCATCATTAATAACATCTTTTGTGTCAAATGATGATGCAGTTGTATCCGCAGGAATTGTTGACTCATAAGGAGCCAACTGATTCATCAAGTCTTGCTGACCAGCAAGAACTTGTTGTTCAGTGGGAACAGTTGCAACAGAACCTGGAATAAGAGAATCCAACTTTATGTTGCTAACACCTTGAGCCAATGACTGGTCAAGCGTTTTACCAGTAAGCAAACCAGCAGTAGTTCCTGCCGCCAATTGACCAGCAGCCGCAGAACCAGTTGCACCAGCAGCAGCGCCACCAGCAAGACCAGCACCAGTATTAGCAAGACCAGCTATTACGGCATCTTCTGGATTCTTCCCCGACACAATGTTTGCCGCTGTGTTTGTAACAAGGTTTTTTACCGTACCGGCATCGCCCACAAGATAGTCACCAACTTTGCCGCCAACATAACCCGCCGCGCCACCAACTACAGCACCTTTCAGAACCTCATCTGCCGACTTACCCTGTGCCACTTGTACGGCGGCATTTGCCAATCCAGTTCCAACCGCTGTAGCAGTAGCTACAGTAGTACCAACAGGAAGTAGTCCTGCTGCCAACAGTTGTCCACCAATAGCAGAGCCAACCCCAGGCAATATTACGCTAAGTCCCAACGCCGCAAGCTGCCCAGGAGAGATTCCCTCTCTACTTCTTCTTTGTCCTTGTTCAATCTTTGCTATGTTTTCTTGCCATAAATTATTTATGTCAATTGTTGGCACATTGTTTTGTTGCAAGTATTTAACTTGATTTGTTGCCAAGTCAGAATTGCCAACAACCATCGATTCAAGCAAGTTTGACTTTACAAATCCAACGGGATTGGTTGATGCACTATTAAGCGCATCATCCATAATTTTCCTACCACTACCCATTTTTACGGACTTTTCAGAGTCATCACTTAGGTATGAGCCTTCTTGAAGAATATTAAAGCCTTTCCTAAATTCTGCTTCAAGCCCGGGAATAGCAAATAGTTCGTCTGACTTCCCTGCGTATGTAGGAAATACGATTTGAAGAAATCTTCGTTCTTCTTGATTCAATGCCATATCAAACCCCCAATGCCAAAAGAACCTGCAAGCACTTGCAAGTTACATTGAGATTGTTTTGTACTGCTTTCATTAGACAGTGCCGTTAGCCACAATGTTGCCCAATACAGTCAGGTTCCCAGAACTGTCAATCTTCATTACATCAGTCCCTGAGTGACGAATAAGCAGATTAGTGCCGCTTTCAACAAAGCTGAAGTTCGTGAAGGTTCCATCTGCCTTGGTTGCAATGGCAGTCTGAATGTTGGTGAACTCAGTATCAATCTCAGTTCCCTTAACAACCTTGCTTGCATTCCCTGGCGACAGAGCATCCTTAGCCGCAAAGTTGGTGGTTTTGGTGTAATTTGCCATGTTTCTTCCTTAAACCAGTTTGCCATTCTTGGCTTGTATCTCAATCTTTTGAATGCTCACAGGATACCCATTGATCTGCACTTCATAACCCGTCTGCACAGTCTTACCAGAACCTGATGTTTGACCAACCAAAGTCTGCAAAGAAATGCCATCTGAGTAATAGGCAACAGGAACACCATTTGCCCCATACTCAGCAGTTCCATACTCAGACACAGTTGACTGAGGAATTTGCAATGTGGTGGAGTAATACTGACCAGTGAAGTCGTATCCCCACTTGATGATGAATCCTTGGTTTGAACCACCAATCACCACCACAGCAATACGCTTCAGGATAGATGTGACATTGGGCGCACCCAGGTCAGCATAGGTGGTGAAATACTGCAATCGGTATGTACTTGCATGGTCAAGGTAAGTGCCATACTTGCCCACATAACCATTCTTGCCAATCAACAAGTCTCCATTGCGTTTAGCAAGGAAAGCAGTTGGCGTGATGGAATCCCATACAGTTACCCGCGCAGAACCATCTTGCAAAGCCGCTTTGGTGTCAAAGCAGTAGGTCTGGGTGGCAAGAGGAAAGTTAATCAGGTAGAAAGCATTTGTCTCTGAATAGACTGCCTTGATGTTTGCTAATGTCTCAGCGTTCACAATCGTCATCAAGTCATTGCGGACATTCTTAGACAAGTCGCGCAAAGGAGCAGACTTCTCTTGAATAGTTCTCAGGAATGAACGAATCCCACTGTTTGACAGGAAGATCACATCACTGCCTGTGTTTGCAATGGAGTCTCTAGCAATGCAACCAATGTTGCTCACAGCATCACTCAAGGTAATGCTTGATGGCGTAGTTGCACCAGCATAAATCAGGATTTGACGCTTGCCAAAGATTAACAAGAACCCATTGTGAGCCGCCAAACCAGTGATTTCATCTGAACCATTAGGCCAAACCCTGGAAACATCCAAAGTGCCAGATGTTCCTGTTGACCAGACATGACCAGCCAACAGGTCAGAGAAGTAGACAGTTACATTGTCAGCAGTGCTATTGGCAGTCCACAAGCGCCCATAAGCAGAGATAACAATGTTGGTTTGTGGAACAGTCGCCACATAACCAGTTTTCTCGCTTACACGCTTGAATGTGGTGGTGCTAACAGCAGGGTCATAAACAAGTGCATCATGCCCTGTTTGGAAGAAATATGTGATTCCATTCAAAGAGGCGCACTGCCAATTACTTGCGGTAATTGTTGGGGCAGTACCTCCCCCCCCATAGGTCAACTCAACAACACTTGTGCCACTGAGTTTAAACAGCTTGTTGTTTCCAGCAAACAGAACAGTCAAAGTGCCATCAGTCTGCACCAACTCATGGATAACACCAACATTGTTGGCTCCCAAGTTGCCAGAGGATGTATTTACCCTTGACCAACCCTTGCGAGAGCCAATACGACCATACTGGTCAATCACGCAGTTTGTAGCAATCGCAGCATATCCAGCCGCTAAATCAAGCGGAGAGTCTTGTGTATTGAGTCCAAAGAAGCCTGGAGCCGATACAGAAAAGGTCTGGATTTGCTGACTCATGTTGCTACAAATTGCTGATTTTCTGGATACCGATTTGCCTCTAAAGCAATGTAATCGGATAGCATGGATCGGAACAATGTGTATGCCTCTGATGAAGACAACCCACCATCTTCACCACGCTCAACCAATGCCCTGGCATAAGCACCTTGAGCAACAACTACATCAGGCACAAGAACAACAGTGCTGTCAGCCGCCAAAGTTGCCTGGGGTATTGTTAGACTGAATTTCAATATGTACACGCCATCAGGAATTGGAAACAAACTGACTTTGGTGTCGTAAGAAGCATCTAGGCCATCAAAGGTAAATTCTGTTGGAATTGAGTTAACCAGGGGCAGGAAACTCTGTTTGCGGTTCATGTCCACAAATGTGATGTTAGTCAAACCAACATTACTGGTTGTGTTAATCGCATCCATCACTTGGAACTTCTGACCAGCACCAGTGAGTGAATATGATGGGGTTGAGGCCACAGTAGTCACAGTGATGGTTTGCCCCAAAGAATTCCAACTAAAAGCATCTTCAACCTGACGCTTTGTGTCGTTGACAAACTTGGCAATAAGGGTTGAATAGGTGGTTTCGTTGTAAGTGGTTACAACAGGCTCACGCAAACGAATCAATACATCGTTGACAAGTTCAAGTAATGTCATTGGGCTGCCTCATTTCGCTTTTGCCTTGTTCCTTGCGGATATAGCTTTAGCTTTTGCCTTTGCGTCAGCTTTGGAGTTTGCACCCCATGCCTTTAGCGAAAGAAGCAGTCTCGTTGGTTCACCATTCTTGAACTCAGGGCCATCCATGTTGCCCATTCGAGCCAAGAAACTTGCTCTACGGGGATTATCCCCTGATTTGACAGGAGGCTTTAAGTCCCCGCCAGTTGCCGCATTATAAGATGATCTGCCCTTGGCATTCAAGCCGCCTTTTGGATTTTGACCAGCTTTTGTTTGCCAAACAGGAGATTTCATCTACTTCACCTTTTTAACCTTCTTTGCAGTCTTTGCAGCTTGTTTAAAGTCAGCAGCAGTAGGCGCCCCCTTGGCCCCTACCTTCCGCATCTGCTCACCAGAACCAGCCTTGATACGGGCTTGTTTGGCATTGATGTTGGCATAAAGTCCAGGCTTCATTTCTTGGCTTTCTTCTTAGGCTTTGCCATGCCAGCTTCAGATAATGCAATGGCAATTGCTTGCTTGCGGGAAGTCACTTCTGGCCCCTTTTTAGACCCAGAATGTAAAGTTCCCTCTTTGTACTCACGCATGACTTTTCCGACCTTTTTAGCAGCTTTGGTCATTTTCATGGCGTTTCCTTAGTACATAATCTTGGCGGTGATGGTTCCAGTGACATAAACAGTGCAATTTGCTCTCAAATACTTGGGAGCATTGGCGACAGTAATGATGCCATTTGCAGTCAATGCAGTGCCAATAGTTGACCAGTTTGTGCCATCCAAGCTACCTTGCAGAGCTACAGTTGCACTGGTGATACCAGAAACTTGTAGGAACGCAGGTTGACCAGCATCTGCCTGAACTGCTGTAGATTCACCAGTTGCAACAACTGCGTTTAAAAGGGTAATAGGGGCGGTTAAAGATGACATTATTTTGCCTTTTTAGCTTTGTTCATCATGTTGGTGGCAGTGCGCTGACCCTTTTTAGGAAGCATCTTTGGTTTCCCAATTGCTACCATGACAGTGACAGGAACACTTTTCTTCTTTGAAGAAGACTTTGACTCTTTCATTGGCTTACCATACATCATGCTTTTTCCTTGGTTATGGCCCACCAGACTTCCAGGCATCACAGGTGCGGGCCGCTGCACAGGTGAATTGAAACAAATCACAGTATCCCAAGTTAGCCGCCTTGACAAAGTTCTCGTCATAGGACAACTCACCCTCGTTTTCATCCTTTTCCAGACCAGATTTGATGCACTCCATCATCTTAGGAGTCTGAATGAAAGCGGCACAGTTCCCACACAACATACCCTTGATGGCAGAGGTGGGAGCGTTATACATCTTGGCCTTTTTCAGCCAGAAAGCATCATTTGCTTCATCAGGGTTAGGTGGGCCATAACCAAACTTCTGGAATGCATTATTCCTATTTTTCAGGTTAACAGTTATATCCTGAGTGGCAATAGGGCACGACACTCCTGAGAGCAAGCCTTTCATTTGAACAGCCTCTCACCAACATAGGTAAGTATGCCGCCAACAGTGGATGCAATGGTCATTCCCATCCAGAATCCACCCTTACTCTTGTTCGCCAACTCAAGCAAAGCCTTCACATCTTTACTCAAAGAATGAACTTCATTCTGGAGAGCCTCAACTTGAGCCTCCAGTTTCCCAAAATCTCTAGCGTCAATATCAGACATTTGCAACTTTCCTTGGGCGACCCATGCGCCGTACAACTGGCGGCATGAAGGGAGTATCTTTCCTCACTTCATCAGGAATGTCAGACACTTCTTGTTCATCAATACGAACATAACCCTGATGACCCTTCATTGAGTCAATGTCATGTTGCAAGGTAAAACTCACTGTGTTACCAGACTGAAGACAACGAAAAGTAGCCATTGAAACCCTTAAATAAGAAAGGGGGGACGAACCCCCCTATTCTTAAAGCACTGCCCGACCAATCACCAGTTGCAATGTGGTTGAGGCTAAGTCAACTGAACCTGCTGTTGGGTTGTAGGTCACAATAGTCACAGTGTTAGCGGCAGAAATATAGGCTCTACGAACCAATCCTGCTTCACTCACACCAATTGACATACCAAGAACCATGTCACCCAAAGCAACGCCTGGAACAGTTACTGTGTCAGTAGCCGTAGCAGTAGTAGCGATTGAGGCGCTATCTAAAGTACAGGAAACATCCCAAGTATCTGTAAACAGGCCACGAAATTGATCGTTACCACGGCGGGAAACGACTGCGGTTGCTGCTGCCATTTTGTTTCTCCTAATTAGGTTAAAAAAGTCCCCCCACCACTAGGGCAGGGGGCGCAACTGCAATTAGGCGGGAACAATCAAAGCAAACATAGATGCAGATTTGGCTGCACTTACGCTTGCGGCTGAACGCAGAATCTGAACGCCATACAAGGTATCAGAGGTAAACAGAGTAGCCAAATACTCTTGTTTGTACTGAACTTGTGAGCGAACAGCAACTTGCTCAACCAAAACCACTGCATCGCGGTGACCCATGAGACAAACTCGCGCATTGTTAGAGCCTGATGCAGTGTCGCAATTGCTTGAGACAAACACAGGGATGCCATACAAGTTACCGATCTCACCAGTGCGGATAGTACTGTTAGTACCGCCCACAAAGGCTTGTTCAGTGTAACGAGCCAAACCCATCAGGGTGTTGCGACTTGATGGAGGAATCAAGAAGAAACGCTGATCCATAGGGGTATCGGTGTCATCCAAACGCTGAATAGTGCGGCGAATGGCGGCATCGGTCAGTGCTGACTCATTGTTGTTTGCGGCAACATAAGCAGTCGTACCATCGCCACCAATGAACGCACCAGTTGCGTAAGCATTAGTACCTGCACCACCATTGGTAGAACGACCCAACTGAACCAAGTCGGTATCAACTTGTTTAGCCAAGGCATAACCAGCATCAGAGGTGTAGAAGTTACGCAAGCTGTTCAGGGCTTGGGCCTCGACAATATCCTCAATCAAGCGGCTATATTCATAGTGCTTGTTGATCGACACGGTTACTTCAGACTCAGTAGCTGCAATCAAAGTGACTGCGGCTTCTGCGGCCTTGGCAGATGCTGAACCACGGGTAGGTGCGGGGATATGAATCGTATCGCCCTTCTTACCTTTGAAGTTCATCTTCATAACGAGGTTAGCAAGAACCAAGTTTTTCTTGTAAGCCGCAACAATCTCATCACTCCAAATGTCAGGAATGAATTTGTCTGCTGTGGTCGTAGTAACTGAGTTACTGGGGGAAAATGCTGTTGCCATGTTGTTTCTCCTAAGAAACGAAAGTTAAGTTACTTAACCCGTCCATCTGCGTATGCTTGCATGATTTCACCACTCAAAGCATCGTATCTGTCAGGTTCTGTCATCTTCAGCCGAATCAGGTCAGCCCTACGATAAACCCTCTTTGAACTCTCACCAGTTCCACCAACATCCACTTGTGCGGCCTTCATGCTCTGCTTCCTGGCGGTTTCACCCGCTTGTTCAGTCTGCTTTGACTTGACACCACGCAACTGCTTGTAAGTAGACAGCAACTCATTAGCACTATCGTAATCGAACTCACCATCTGCTTTTGCATACAGACCAAGGCGAACAGGCGAGGATTTCACCCAATTCACAAAGTCCTGGTCTTGAGCAATCTGAGTGTAGTCAGGATGCTCTTGCCCTAGCTTTTGCTGAATCTGCATCCTTTTGAAATCTACACCCGCTTGACGGGCTGCGAGAACATCAGGATGATTATCAATAGTCTTCTGAACTGCCTTCTGTGGATTTTCAAAGAAATCTACCTCTGGCTCTTCCTCTTTAATAGTCTGTTGCTTTGAACTGAGGTTCTGCTTTATGAGTTCATCAGCAAGTTTCCTTACCTCTCCCACTTCTTGCGCTTGCTTGCCAATTAGCTTCTCAGCTTCTTGGTGCATCCGAACAATGTCTTCCAGACTTTTATCCCTGTACTTGTCAGGGAGTCCAGGACTTGCTGGCGCAATGGTGTTAGACAGCTTGGATTCTTCAGCTTCTAACTCACTCTTCATCTCAGGTTCTTGGTCAATCAACATATTATCCCTTTTTCCTGCCGTTTCGGTTATAGGAGAATCAACTCGGCGTTTATGCTTGTGAGTTGTGCTTTTGCTCCCACTTCAACTGATCTAGATGTTTTTTCTCGAACCTTCCATGCTCTGATGGGAAAGAACCAGACCACCCTTCTAGTTTGAAGTTTGGAGCAGAAAGAATGCGATTGGCTGTTTCACCGCATTCACACCTAAAACTCTGAGCCTCATAAACACAGAGTCTTTCGGTTTTATGCCCGTTTGCACAGGCAAAATCAAACATTCTTTTCATTTAGTTCCTCGTATGCTCTCTCGCTGACCTCTTTCAAGGTTTTCAGCCAAGTAAGTATAGAAAGTTCACCTTTTTTGAATTGTAGGCTTTGTTCATCAGAAATCACAGATATATTATTCAGGGATGCAATCATGGTGTCAATATCCTCCACCAAGTCTTTCCACCCATCACTTCCCATCATTGAGAAGCGATCTTCATAATATTTCTGTAGTTCTTGATTCACCAAGGCACTCCAGTAGCGGTAACAGGGTTCTTCTGCAATTCAATCTGAGCATTCAAAGAAGCCTCTACAGCCTCTTTATCCACACCATTGGCCCAAATCCAACCCAACACTGTTTCTTTAGTTAAATCAGTGTAGGGAATGGTTGCAGTGCCTTCACTCCATGAACAAGTGCTGTACACAGATGCAGAGTAATCCCCATCTGTTGCATTTGCTTGCCAATGTGCGGTTGTGACAAAACCATCTGAGGTTTGTCGGTCGAGTTGGGAAATGTTCCAAACGATTGTTGACATGGTTTATGCTCCTTCTAAAGCGGTTATACGGGCGGTAAGTTGGGTGATGAGGGCTTGTTGTTCTTGGATGGCTTTGATGAGCATGGGGACAAACACGCTGTACTTTACAGACTTGGTGGTTGTGCCAAGGTCGTTCCCTTCCGCATCTCTATCGCAAGACTCATCAATCATGCCGGGGAATACAGT